AATTTCAATAGGTAAAAATTATGAGTGAAATAAAAGTAAATAAAATTAGTCCAAGATCAGGAACAGCATTCACATTAGGAGATAGTGGTGATACATTTACAATTCCTAGTGGTGCAACAATTAATAATCAAGGTACAGCAGTAAACTTTGGTGCAACAGGTTCAGCTTCTTGGGTAACAACAGTTAAGACAAGCACATTTACAGCAGTCGCTGGTGAAGGATATTTTGTAAATACAACAGGTGGAGTAGTATCAGTTAATTTACCAGCAGGAACAGCAGGAGCTGTTGTTGCAATTAAAGATTATGCAAAAACATTTGATACAAACGCTTGCACATTAGTTCAAAACGGTTCAGATAAAATTGGTGGTTCAACTGTTAATGCAATTGTATCAACAGAAGGTATTGCAATAACATTAGTATTTGTAGATTCAACACAAGGTTGGTTGATAACAGATGATGGTTTACAATCATCGGCTTCAACAGCACAGTTTATTACAGCAACAGGTGGAACCATTACAACTGTTGATACAAATTTTAAAGTACACACATTTACAGGTCCTGGAACTTTTACAGTATGCGCTGCAGGAAATGCTTGTGGGTCAAATACAGTAGATTATTTAGTGGTTGCTGCAGGAGGTGGTGGAGCAGTTGGCGAATTTGGTGCAGGCGGAGGAGGTGCCGGTGGTTATAGATTCTCAAATGGAACAGCATCAGGATGTTATTCAGCAGGTCCTTCACCTTTAGGTGCAAGTGCTTTACCTGTTTCAGCAACAGGTTTTCCAATTACAGTTGGAGGAGGTGGGGCAGGTGGTACTGCTAATCCTTACGCTACTAATGGTTCTGGAATTGGTGGAGCAAATTCAGTTTTTTCAAGTATAACATCAGCAGGTGGAGGTGGTGGCGGTGGTGGAAATAAACCACCAGGTCCAATAGGATCAGGTAAAGCTGGTGGTTCAGGTGGAGGAGGAAGTGGTCCAGGTGGAGGTCCAGCATCAGGTGCAAATGGCGGAGCTGGTAATACACCTCCAGTAAGTCCCCCACAAGGTTTTGCAGGCGGAAATTCAGTTCCTGAAGGTGGAGGTTCAGGTGGTGGTGCTGGTGCAGTAGGTGGTAATGCTTCAAGTTCAGGTCCTAATGCAGTAGGAGGAGCAGGAGGAGCAGGATTAACATCATCAATTAATGGAACACCAACAGCAAGAGGTGGTGGTGGTGGAGGTTCAGGTGGTGGTCCTAGTGGTACAGCAGGAACAGGTGGAACAGGTGGTGGAGGTGCTGGACAAAATACAACTAATGGACCAGGTAATCCTGGAACAGTTAATACTGGTAGTGCTGGAGGAGGAACAAATGTATCTCCAACAACCGCACCAGGAGTAGGTGGTGTTGGTGGTTCAGGAATAGTTATGATAAGATACAAATTTCAATAGTTGAATGATAATTAAAAATAAGATATAAGGAGAAACATTATGGCACATTTTGCAAAAATAGGATCAAACAGTAAAGTTATTCAAGTACTTACTTTGAATAATAGTGATATGTTAAACGCTGATGGCGTTGAAGATGAAACAGTAGGACAACAATATTTAGAGACACATAATAATTGGCCTGCACAAATGTGGATTCAAACATCTTACAATACATCTGGTGGTAAACATTCATCAGGTGATAACTCTAAAGCATTTAGAGGAAACTACGCAGGTATAGGTTATATTTGGGACGAAGATAATAATATCTTTTTGTCTAAAAAACCTCACGCTTCTTGGGTAAAACATATTGAATCAGCTTCTTGGAAATCACCTATCGGTGATGCTCCAGCATTAACAGAAGAACAGACTTCACAAAATACAGCTGATACTCATTCTTGGAGTTATGTTTGGAATGAAGCAAATACAACTTGGGACTTGACAGACAGCAAAGCATAAATTAAAAATGGTGGTGGTATGCAAAAGAAAGTCTTAACAGAACAATCATTATATTACGGTGATGTCAATATGCCTAAAGATTGGGACATCGACCGAGATAAATTATCAGGTGACATTTTACAATCAGTAATTCAAAACAAAAATTTTCCGTTCTCACGAACTTGGGATATGTTAAATACATATATGAGAGATCACGTTGGTCTTGAGTATGGTGTTAATTTAATTAACAAAGAAACGTGGGGAAATATCTATAAACCTGCGGAAACAACAATTCCTTTATTAAATATTGATCCAGTAGATTTACGAAACTCTCCAGACTTTACATTATTATATGGTGTAAAAGTAAAAGATTGTTTTGTTCGAATACACTTTGAAGACAACAGACGTAAAGGAAGAAGTTGGGATATAGAACTTAAAAATAATATGTTCATAATGTTTCCATCTACTAATATGTATTACCTAACTAACAATCAAAAAAATTCATTAAACTTTATACAAACAATAACTTATGAATATATCTAATTACTATTGGCATTTTCCTGCAGCACTGACGCCAAAGTTTTGTGATGATGTAATAGCTTATGCTAATCAAAAAGAAGAAGTTATGGCGGTAACAGGAGGATATGGAGATAGAAAATTAAAAAAAGAAGAAATAAAAGATTTAAAAAGAAAAAGAAACTCTGATCTAGTATGGCTTAATGATACTTGGATCTATAAAGAATTGCATCCTTATGTTCATATGGCTAACAAAAATGCTGGTTGGAACTTTGATTGGGAAAGATCAGAATCGTGTCAGTTTACAAAATATAAACACAATCAATACTATGATTGGCATTGTGATAGTTGGGATAAATCTTATGACAGAAAAGACCCTAATCATCCAGAACACGGCAGAATTAGAAAACTATCTATGACTTGTCAATTAACAGATGGTTCAGAATATAAAGGTGGTGAGTTAGAATTTGATTTTAGAAACTACGATCCACATATGAGAGATGAAGCTAAGCACTTAAGAAGAGCAAAAGAGATTTTACCTAAAGGATCTATTATTGTGTTTCCTTCTTTTGTTTGGCATAGAGTTAAACCCGTAACCGCTGGCACAAGATATAGTCTTGTGGTATGGCACTTAGGAAAACCTTTTAAATAATATGTATATAAATAATTACTTTAACACAACCATTTGGTCAGAACAAAAACCAGAGTTTGTAAAATCATTAACTAAAGCATCTAACAAATATATTAAAGCTGCTAAAAATTTTCCAGAAGCTAAAGCACATATAAAAAAGTTTGGAGATTTTGGAAGATCATATCATTCAACACCACTTACAGCTGACAATGATTTTTTAGATTTTAGAAATTACATTGGTCAAAAGTCTTGGGAATATTTAGATCATCAAGGTTTTGATATGCAACAGTACACAACACTATTTAGTGAGATGTGGGTCCAAGAGTTTGCTAAAAAAGGTGGTGGTCATCATTCAGCACACGTACATTGGAATCAACACGTATCAGGTTTTTATTTTTTAAAGTGCAGTGATAAAACATCAATGCCAATATTTCACGAACCTCGAACAGGGGCACGTGCTACTAAATTAAAAATGAAAGATCAAAAAGGTGTGTTAGCTGGATCAGAATTGATTCACTTTAAACCTACACCTGGAACGTTGATTATATTTCCAGGATATTTAGAACACGAGTTTAGTGTAGACTTTGGAATAGAACCTTTTAGATTTATACATTGGAATATTCAAGCAGTGCCAAAAGAAATGGCTAAAGATGTTTAAGAAAAAAAAGTATACAGTTATTCGTCAAGCTATATCAAAAGATCTAGCAGCTTTTGTTGCAAATTATTTTATGATGCAAAAACAAGTTTATGATACTTGTAGAAACTCTAGATACTTTTCACCTTTTGAAAATATTATAGGTCACTATGAAGATAAGAATGAACAGATACCAGAAACCTATAGTCAGTATTCTAATATAGCTATGGAAACTTTAATGTTAAAATGCCAACCAGAAATGGAAAAGGTAACAGGACTTAAATTATATCCAGCTTATACTTATGCAAGAATATATAAAAAAGGGGACGAGTTAAAAAGACACAAAGATAGATTTAGTTGTGAGATATCTACCACTATGAATCTTGCTGGTGATGACTGGCCAATATATTTAGAGCCATCAGGAGAAGTAGATAAAAAAGGAATTAAAGTAGATCTTAAACAAGGAGATATGCTAGTCTATTCTGGTTGTGAGCTAGAGCATTGGAGAAATAAATTTAAAGGTAAGGAATGTGTACAAGTATTTCTTCATTATAATAACCGTAAAACACCAGGATCAAAAGATAATATGTTCGACAAACGTCCACATTTAGGACTTCCAAGTTGGTTTAAAAAGTAATATAATCTTTAAATGGGGGCTGTACTCCACCATACCTACAGCCTCCTTTTAAGGATTATTTATGAGTTTAGGATTTGACGCAATATCAGCATTACCGTTCGCTACATCAGGACCTGATAATAGTGTAGCTGTAGTAGTATCAGG